TCACGGTCACCGGCGAGAGCGCTTGCGCCAGTCCGGAGAACTTCTACGCCGAAGTGGGCCGCAAGATCGCCCGTGACAACGCTGTCGCCAAGGTCTGGCCGCTGATGGGCTACGAGCTGAAAGAACGCCTGCACCAGCGGGCTTTGCCGGCACAGTCGCCCACTGATCTGGAGCGCCAGCAATGACTCAACACTACGTCGGCACCAAGATCGTTATGGCTTGGGCCCAGGCTCACGCTGATGGCCGCGAAGGCTACACAGTGAAATACAGCGACGGTTACACCAGCTGGTGCCCCAAAGCTCAGTTCGAAGAATCCAACGTCGCTATCGGTCACGTCGGCCACATGCCACCGCACCAGCAACGCGTGATCGCCGAGCGTGAGCAACTGGCCGACCGCATCCAGAAGCTGGAAGCGTTCCTGCACACCGATCTGTACGCCGGCCTGCCTGAGGACGAGCAACAACTGCTCAAGATGCAGGCCGATGCGATGGTGCTGTATCTCGGCATCATCAACACCCGCACCTCTAAGTTCGCCTGAGGAATCCAGCCATGGCCCGCTACCTGATCGCCGCCATTGCGTTGCTGGTGATCGTGGCGGGCATCCAGACACATCGCCTGGACAATGCGCAGACCGATCACGCGGACTACGTGGCCAGCATCGCTACCCAGGCCCAGGAAGCCAGCGAGAAGGCCCGCCAGACCGAACAGAAACACCAACGAGACATTGACCAGGTACGCACCGATGCAGCCAATCAAAAGATCAGCGATGACGCTCACGCTGCTGAGCTTGTTGCTGTGGGTGTCAGCCTGCGCGAGCAACAAACCAGCCTGCTTGCCGACCGCGCCGCCCTCCGTGCCCGCCTTACCGCAGGAGGCAAGACAATCGACGACCTTACCGATTTGCTCGCCGAGCTGCGCACAGAAGCTGACATCCATGCGGGCGAACTGGCAGCAGCGCTTGACGCAAGTCGCCGGGCCGGATTCGCGTGCGAACGCTCCTACGACGCCATGAGGGCACCCAAATGACCAAGTACCAAGTCAAGTCCGCCGGCGAAGTCCACGAAGTGCTGGCTGTCACGTTCACCCAGGGCGACGATCTGCGCCTTATTGGTGAGGGTGGCGCAGTTGTAGCCATCTTCGGCGCGTTCGAATGGCTCAAGGTTGTCCCTGTTGTGACTGCGCCAGTCGTGGAAGGTGATCCCTCCACCGATAAGCCTGCGCTGGCTGGTGAGTAAGGATTCCTCATGGCACTGACACAAAAGCAGCGCCTGTTCGTTGATGAGTACCTGATTGACCTCAACGCAACCCAGGCCGCTATCAGGGCGGGGTACAGCAAAAGGACAGCCGGTCAGATCGGTGATGAGAACCTGAAAAAACCTCAAATTGCCCAGGCCATCAAGGAAGCGATGGATTCTCGCAGCAAGCGGGCACAGATCAATGCTGACTATGTGCTGGGCCGGCTGGTCGAGATTGATCAGTTGGACGTGTTGGATATCCTTTGCGACGACATGAGCTTCAAGCCTCTGTCCGAGTGGCCCAAGGCTTGGCGTCAGTACCTGGTCGGCTTCGACATCGCCGAGATGTTCGAAGGCCACGGTGAGGACCGTTCAATGGTCGGCCTGATGAAAAAGATCAAATGGCCGGACAAGGTCAGAAACCTTGAGCTGCTCGGCAAGCATGTCGGCGTCAATGCATTCCGTGATCAGGTCGACGTTAACGTGATCGGCAGCCTGGCGGATGACATTGCCCAGGCCCGCAAGCGTGCAGCCAGCGCTGAATAAATCCGCGCCACGTTTTCGAATGCGCCAAATCGTGGCGCGTGGGATTGAGCATGGCCAGAACAAAATCGCCGTACACACCGTGCAAGCTGTACGTTGATGGCGCCGAGGGCATTGCTGTAGGCGACTTCATCACCACCGCTGCCGGATCTGCTTACCTGGTACAGACGCTTCGGGTAAGTCGCACTCGGCCCGAACGTAAACACATGAACTGCTTGCGCTGGCCGATTGACCTGATCCCGGTCGATGCGAAGTGTTATCGGTTGACCTGGTATCGCAGGTGAGGAATACAGGTATCAACTGCCCATTTGTATGGTTTTTTGTATGGTGAAGGCCTGATTAGGTCGTAAGCCTTTGATTTATATGATTGGTTCGGCTCCCTAAGGAGGCTTCGAAATGGCCTCCGGGCAACTGTCACCGCAAGAAAGCGCAGAGCGTCAGCTACGTGAGGATATTGGGAGCTTTGCCCTCGATCCACTGAAACACGCCATGTATGCCTACACCTGGGGTGAAGGGGATTTAGCCGGCGTCGATGGCCCACGCGAGTGGCAAAAGGACGTGTTGCGCGATATCCGCGATCACCTCAAGAACCCTGAGACGCGGTTCCAGCCCCTCAAGATTGCCGTCGCATCAGGTCACGGCATCGGCAAGTCGGCCGAGATTGGCATGATCGTCAAGTGGGCCATGGACACATGCCCGGACTGCAAGGTGGTGGTGACGGCCAACACCGAGAAGCAACTGCTGACCAAGACCTGGCCAGAGATATCCAAGTGGTTCAAGTTGGCGATCACCAGCCACTGGTTCAAGACCACCGCCACCAAGATCGCGTCCACCGAGCCAGGCCATGACGATTCATGGAAGGCCGACATGGTGCCCTGGAGCGAGAACAACACCGAGGCATTCGCCGGCCTGCACAACAAGGGCAAGCGCATCGTCCTGATCTTCGACGAAGGTTCGGGCGTGGCCGACAAGGTGTGGGAGGTTGCTGAAGGCGCGCTAACGGACGAAGACACCGAGATTATCTGGATCGTCTTCGGCAACCCCACGCGCAACACTGGGAGCTTCCGCGAGTGCTTCCGCAAGTTCAAACACCGCTGGATTCACCGCCAGATCGACAGCCGCACCGTCGACGGTACCAACAAGACACAGATCGCCACCTGGGCGGCGGACTACGGCGAGAATTCAGACTTCTTCAAGGTCCGGGTGCGAGGTCAGTTCCCTGCATCGTCCAGCGTCCAGTTCATCGGGCAGGACCTGGTGGATGCGGGCATGTCGCGCGTTCTGCAGCAACGCCAGGTTGACCATGCACCGGTGATCATTGGCGTTGACCCGTCGTGGTCCGGCGATGATGAGTTCGCCATTTACAAGCGGCAGGGCCTGCATAGCAAGCTGCTCGCCACCTACATGAAAAGCGACGATGACGTGCTGATGGCTCAGCGCATCGCCCAGCTCGAGGACGAGCACAAGGCTGACGCGGTATTCATCGACTTCGGTTACGGCACTGGCATCTACTCGGCAGGCAAGGCCATGGGGCGCAACTGGCGTCTGGTGCAGTTCGGCGGCGCATCAAGCGATCCGGCGATGCTCAACAAGCGCGGCGAGATGTGGAACGCCGTCAAGGCCTGGCTCAAGGAAGGCGGTGAGCTCAAGGATCAGCAGACAGCCGACGAAGTGGCAGCGCCCGAGTACAGGGTGAAGCTCGACGGCAAGATCGTTCTGGAAGATAAGGCCGAACTCAAGAAGCGTACAGGCGTCAGCCCAAACCGGGCCGACGCCCTTGCGCTGACGTTCGCCTTCCCCGTCGTCAAGAACCACAACAGACCCCACGGCGGCTCATCCTCGTATGAGTCGGACTATGACCCCTACGCGAGCAACTGACATGTGCGGAAAGAGCATTAAGAAACTGGTTAACAAGGTGGTTGCCCTCGATCCACTGCGCGGCGGTGACGTCCTGCTTGAAGGGATGGGCCTACCGAACATGTTTGGCGAGAACACCGGCATGTTCAACAAGGCCGAGCGCGAGAAGGAAGCGGCAAAGGCAGCAGCCGAAGCGGCGGGCTCAACATCCCCTGGCGCTGCACCTACCACCTCCAGCGACTCGGTACAGGCTGCCGTGGAAGCTGAACGCAAGCGCCGCCTGGCCCAATCCGGCCAGAACGGCACCATCCTGACCGGCTCGTCTGGCGTGCTTGGCGGTGCCAACACCAGCCAGAAAACGCTGTTGGGGGTGTAAGTTGGTCGACTCCCTGCGTTCACAGCTGGACAAGCGCCTGACGCGGCTCAAGTCCGAGCGCGACACCAACTGGCTGCCCGAGTGGCGCGACCTGAGTGATTACATTCTGCCCAGGGCTGGCCGGTTCAATACCTCTGATGTGAACAAGGGGCAGCGCCGCGACAAGAAGATCATCAACCCGCGTGCCACCTTCGCCGCCCGCACCCTGGCAGCCGGTATGCACAGCGGCATGACCAGCCCTGCGTCGCCATGGTTCAAGCTCGGCACGCCTGATCCTGGCCTGATGCAGTACGGCCCGGTCAAGGAATGGCTCTACGCAGTCGAGAAGGCCATGCGCGAAGTTATGGCGCGTTCCAACCTCTACAACGTCTTGCCAACCATCTACGGCGAAGAGGGCGTATTTGGCACCGCCGCCATGGCTGCCCTGCCGGATGAGCGCGATACCGTGCGCTTCTACCCGTTCACAGTGGGCAGCTACATGATCGCCAACAGCGACCGCCAGCAGGTCGACACGCTGTATCGCGAGTTCAAGATGACTGCCCGCCAGATGGAGCAGCAATTCGGCAAGGAGGCCTTGAGCGGCACCACGCAGCAACTGCTTAGCACCAACTCCGAAGCCTGGATTGAGGTCTGCCACGCCACCCAGCCCAACGAGAGTCGCGAGCATGGGCGCAAGGACAACACGAACATGGCTTACCAGTCCGTGTACTGGGAGAAGGGCGGCGACAACGACAAACTGTTGCGCCAGTCGGGGTTCCAAGAGTTCCCTGTGATGGCGCCGCGCTGGGACGTGCTGGGCGAGGATGTGTATGGCACGGGCCCAGGTTCGCAGTGCATCGGCTCCACCCGCGCCCTGCAACTGATGGAGCGCCGCAAGGCTGAACTGGTGGAGAAGGGTGTACGCCCGCCGATGGGTGCGCCGGCCAGCCTGCAAGTGCAGAAAGCCTCCATCCTGCCGGGCAGCATCACCTACCTGGACGACATGCAGCAGGGCGCCAAGTTCGCGCCGTTGTGGGACGTGAACCCGGCCTGGCTCGGCCAGTTGCGCGGGGAGATTGCCGCAGAAGAGCAGATTGCCGACACGGCATTCTTCGTCGATCTGTTCCTGATGATCAGCCAGATGGACACCGTGCGGACGGCCTACGAAATCGCCACCCGCAAGGAAGAGAAGATGCTGATGCTCGGGCCTGTGCTTGAGCGCCAGAACGATGACCTGCTGGACCCATGCGTTGACCAGGTGTTCCACCTGATGGTTGAGCAGTCGATCCCCCGCTGGATGGGCCTGTTGCCGGGTAACCCACTGTTGCCACCGCCACCCAAGGAAATGGGTGGCCTCGATCTGCGCATTGAGTACACCAGCATCCTGGCCCAGGCCCAGCGCGCCGTCGAAGGCTCGGCCATTGAGCGCGCTATCGGGTTCGCCGGCACCGTGGCCAACATCAAGCAAGATCCATCGTCCCTGGACCTGCTGGATACCGACAACGCATTGCGCGAGTACTTCAAGGTCACCGCCGTGCCGCCAGCGCTTATCCGGTCTGACGACGCTGTGCAGGCCATCCGCGAGCAGCGTGCCCAGGCCCAGCAGCAGGCTGAAATGCAACAGCAACTGGGCAGCGCCATCGAAGGCGTCAAGGTGCTGAGCCAGGCCGACACCGGCGGCAACAACGCCCTGACCCAGCTCACGGGGATGATGTGATGGGCGGCGATGAGCAGCAATCCCGGCAGGACTTGGAGAAGCAAATAGCTGTCGAGCAGCGCGAAGCCGACTTTCGCTGGCTGATGGGCGATGCCCGCGGGCGCCGCTTCATGTGGGCAACGCTCGGCGACTACGGGTTGTTTCGAACATCGTTCAACCATCTGCCAGGGCAGACAGAATTCAACGAAGGCCAGCGCAATGCTGGCCTTCTTCTTTTGGGGCGCATTACCAGGCTGTGCCCTGAGCAATACGGGGTTATGGCAGCCGAGAACGCGCCCAAGCCAACCGAACCTTCGAACGATCAGGAGACTGATGAATGAACGCTTTGATGATGAAACTGCTGGGCCGCGTGCTGATGAATGAGGTTCCAGCCGATGGCGGCCAGGGCGGTGGTGCTGATGCGCCGGCTCCTGCAGTTGACGCTCCAGCACCAGCACCAGCCGCCGAAGGGTCGGTATTAACGCCAGCCGCAACTGATGCGCCGCCGGCGGCCGACGCCAAGACCCCGGAGCAAACCCAGCAAGAAGCTGGCGCGGCAAAGGACAAGACCGAAGCCGACGCCAAGCTAACCGGCGCGCCAGAAGCCTATGAGGACTTCGCCCTGCCCGAAGGCATGGCCCTGGACGCCGAGGTTCTTGGCGAGTTCAAGGACTTCGCCAAAGAGCTGAACCTGCCGCAGGAAAAGGCCCAAAAAATAGTCGACTTCCAGACCAAGTTGGCGGCCAAGCAGGCCGAGGAATACCAAGCTGCAGTAATCAAGCAGGGCCAGGACTGGGCGGCCGAAGTGCGAAACGATCCAGTGCTTGGCGGCGCGAACTACGAGAAGAGCGTAGAGAGCGCAATCAAGGTCATCCAGTCCTTTGGCGACCCGGCATTGACCGAGTTGTTGAGGTCCACCGGGCTTGGAAACAACCCGGCGCTGTTCAAGTTCTGCCACCGCATCAGCTCGGCTATCTCGGAAGACAAGTTCGTCTTGCCTGGCAGCCAGTCATCCACAGGCCGCAAGTCGAACGAAGACGTTTTCTACGGCAGCAATTCCTAAACCACGGAGTACCAACAAATGGGCGTTATCGCGAACACTGCCATCACCCTGGCGGACTGGGCCAAGCGTCAAGACCCGGACAACAAACAGGCCCGCATCGTTGAGATGTTGGACCAAACCAACGAAATTCTGACCGACATGCTTTGGCTTGAGGGCAATCTGCCCACCGGCCACCGCACCACCGCACGTACCGGTTTGCCTAAGGGCACCTGGCGGGCGCTAAACGGCGGTATCGCCACAGGCAAATCCACCACTGCGCAGATTGATGAAACTTGCGCGATGCTGGAAAACCTTGGTGTGGTCGACGTTGCGCTGGCTGAGCTGAACGGTAACACCGCAGCGTTTCGCCTCTCGGAGAACTCCGCTTTCATCGAGGGCATGAACCAGGACATGGCCACCGGCCTGTTCTACAACAACGATGCGCTCGCTCCGGCCCAGTTCCTCGGCATGGCTCCGCGTTACAGCGACAGTACCGCCAAGAACGGCCAGAACATCATCAAGATGGGCGGCTCTGGCTCCGACAACACCTCAATCTGGTTGATTGTTTGGGGTGATCAGTGTGTTCACGGCATTTACCCGAAGGGTTCGAAAGCCGGCATCGAACACAACGATATGGGCATTGAGCTTGTGGACGACGGGGAGGGCAAGAAATTCCGCGCTTACCGTGACCACTACAAGTGGGTACCGGGTATCGCCCTGCGTGACTGGCGCTATGCGGTGCGCATTTGCAACATCGACACATCTGACTTGGTGGCCGATACCGACGGTACCAGCGTGAAGATCATCGAAGCCATGATCCGCGCAGTTCACCGCATCCCGAACCTGAAAATGGGCCGTGCTGCGTTTTACATGAACCGCACCATCGCCGAGTGCTTGGATATTCAAGCGATGAACAAGAAAAACGTTCAGCTCAAGATCAGCGAATACGACGGTGAGTTCATCACCAGCCTGCGTGGCGTGCCTTTCCGCACCGTCGACGCCCTTCTCAACACCGAGGCGCCAGTAGTCTAAGACTGCTGGTCCCCTGGCTCATTGGAGACCGAAACATGATCACCGACAAACTGAACACGTTCAGCGCCGCTCAGGACGTTACCGCTTCGGCGGCATCGACCGATGTACTTGACCTGGGCCCACTGACCCACGGCAACACCCGCCGCGATATCGGCGCCGGCGAGCCGATCTACCTGGTGGTAGCCACCCTGATCGCTGCGGCCGCCGCCGGCGCCGCCACCACCAACATCCAGTTGCAGACCAGCGACGACAACGCCACCTGGGTGACGCTGTTTGATTCCGGCTCGCTGGCATTGTCCAGCCTGACCGCTGGCACCCGCCCGGTACAGGTCGCCGTTCCGCGTGGCGTTCGTCGCTACCTGCGCGTGAACTATGTGATCGGTACCGGTCCACTCACCGCTGGCCGCTTCTGGGCTGGCTTGGTCAAAGACGTACAGGACAACACCAAGTACGCCAGCGGCTTCTCGATTCTGTAAGGGGGCGTCATGGAAGTTACAGCGAAAGAACGCGGCTACTACGGCGGCGGCATCAAGGAAGTTGGTGAAACTTTCACCATCGAAAGCAAGAAGCACCTCGGCTCATGGATGGTTGAGGGTAGCGAGTTGCCGGAGCAGGGTAGCGAGACCTTCACCGGCTACGTTGCAGCCCGCAGTGCCGCCGGCAAGTTTGTGGTCAAGGACGCCGCCGGCCAAATGGTGGGCAAGTTTATCGGCACCAAGGAAGAAGCCGAAGCCGAGGCGCAACGCCTCAACGATGGCGGCGAAATCGCCTGATCCACAGCAATAACCCTAAGGGCCCTCACGGGCCCTTTCTCATTTCTGAGGTTCCCGAATGTCCAGCGACGTAGAGATTTGCAACATCGCCCTGTCGCGGGTTGCGTACACCCAGCCGATTGTGTCGTTCACGGAAAAGAGCAAAGCGGCCGAGCTGTGCCGGGTGTTCTACGGGCCACTTCGTGAGTTGGTGTTGCAGGCTTTTCCCTGGCCATTCGCGGAATCCATCGTTGCCCTGGCGAACCTGGGCAGCCCTGCGCCTGGCTGGGCGTTCCGGTATCGCTACCCGGCCAACTGCCTCAAGGTGCGCAACATCGTTGTGCCTGGCCAGCGCATGACCATGACCAGTGATCAGCGTATTCCGTACAAGATCGGTTATGACTCTGGCGGCCGCGTGATCCATACCGACCAGATTGACGCTGCGTGCCGCTTCACGTTCAAAGTCGAGGACTCCACGTTCTTTGATCCTGCCTTTGCCGACGTTCTGGCCTGGCGCCTAGCTATGGACCTTGCGTTGCCGCTCAGTTCGAAATCAGACCTGCAGCAATTCGCTACCCAGCAATACAACCTGGCCCTGTCGATTGCCAAGGGGTCAGCCTTTCAAGAATCACAGGACGATCCTGATCCTGAGTCTGAATTCATCAGGGTGCGTTCATGAGCGGAATACTCCAACCGACCTTCGCGGCCGGCGAGCTTTCGCCGTCTGCCAGCGCTCGCACTGATATTGCCCGCTACTACACGGGCCTCAAGCTGTGCCGCAACTTCATGGTCATGCCCTACGGCGGCGTGCGTAACCGAGCTGGCACGCGCCTGGTGGCCGAGGTTAAGGATTCGACCAAGCTTTGCCGCCTGGTCCCGTTCCAGTTCAACGACGTGCAGACCTACATCCTGGCGTTTGGCGACTTGAACATGCGGGTTATCAAGGACGGTGGCCAGGTGCTGTACAGCGCCGGCCCCAACATCGGTACGCCCTTCGAACTGGCCATGCCGTACACGCAGAATGACTTGGCGTCGCTGAATTACACCCAGTCCGCAGACGTGATGACGTTCGCGCAGCCAGGGTACAAGCCGCGTGAACTGAACCGCCTGGCCCACGACAACTGGACCACCGCCGAAATCAACCTGGCCCCGCGCATTGCTGCGCCTGCATCTGCCACGGCGGTAAGCGGTGGCGGCACTGGCACGGCGCAAACCTGGCGCTACCAGGTCACGGCTGTGCTGGATGACGGTAACACCCTGGATGAGTCCCTGCCCGCAACGTCCAACTCCGTCACGACCCACACAGATGTTGCCTCGGCAACTATCACCTGGCCAGCCGTCACTGGTGCGACCTACTACATCATCTACAAGGACAACGCCGGCGCTGGGATCTACGGATTCATTGGGCGCGCCACCGGCACCACCTTCACAGACCAGAACATCACGGCCGTCAAGACCGATACGCCACCGAACGGCAACGATCCATTTGTAGGCGCCGGTAACTTCCCGGGCGCCGTGGTGTATTACCAGCAGCGCCTGATATTCGCCGGTAGCAATTTGCAGCCACAGACCGTGTGGACGAGCAAGACTGGCCTGTTCAAGAACTTCGGCTATTCCGTCCCGAACAAGGACGATGATGCGATCACCTTCACTTTGAGCAGTAACAAGGTGAACCGGGTTCGCCATCTGCTGGGGCTGCGCAAGCTTCTGGCGCTCACCACGGGCGCAGAGTTCACTATTTCGGGCGGTGACACAGGTTTGTCGGCAAAGACCGTGCAGGCCGTTCCAGAGGGCTATGACGGTACCGCCATCGTTCCGCCCGTGGTGGTGGGTAACAGTGCCGTGTACGTCCAGGCGCGTGGTAACCGTGTGTCATCGTTCGGTTACTCCCTGAATGCTGATGGCTTTGCCGCTGATGACCTGACGCTATTCAGTGCGCATTTGTTCAAAGGCAAGGAGCTGACGAACGTCGCTTACCAGAAGGTGCCCGACTCGATTGTCTGGTATGTACGTGATGACGGCGTGCTGCTGGGGTTGACCTACGTTCCCGAACAGCAGTTGGTGGGCTGGCACTGGCACGACACTGACGGCTTCGTCGAGTCGATCGCCTGCATCCCCGAAGGCCAGGAAGATGTGTTGTACATGGTGGTGCGCCGCAACATCAACGGCGTGCAGAAGCGTTACATAGAGCGCATGGAAAGCCGGCAGATAACAAGCATTGAGGACGCTTTCTTTGTTGATTGCGGCCTGACCTATGACGGGCGCAACACCGACGCCTCTAAGACCTTCACCTTGTCCGGTGGTACAGCCTGGCAGTTTCCCGAGGTCGTCACCATGACAGCGGTCGGCCACACCCCATTCACAGCGGGGAGCGTGGGTGTCGATTACTCGCTGAAGCGCCAGGTGATCGACGAGAACGGCGACCCTGCAACAGAAATTGTGCGGGTTGAAGTGGTCGGCTACACCAGCCCCGGCGTGGTCACGGTCAAGCTGCTGATCATCTGCCCGGTATCGCTGCGAGGTGTGGCCGTATCTGCCTGGGCGCGCCAGGTGCAAACACTATCCGGGCTTGGCCACCTGGAGGGTAAGACTGTTTCAATCCTTGCCGACGGCAGCGTGCACCCCCAGCGCGTGGTTACTGATGGTTCCGTTGCATTGCAGGAAGCCGCAGGCATCGCCCACGTTGGACTGCAATACATCTCCGACATGGAAACCCTCGATCTGGAGTTGAAAAACGCCAACGAAACAGCGCTGGACAAGAAGATTGCCGTCACCAGCTTGACCGTAATTGTCGAGGAATCACGGGGCATCTTCGCTGGCAATGACAAAAACCACCTGTACCCACATAAGACTGACCGGGATGACTATGAGTCGCCTATCGAGTTGCTCACCGGCCAAGCGGAAATCTCTATCTCCAACAACTGGCAGGGCAAGGGCCGGGTATTTATCCGGCAGGCTGACCCGCTGCCGTTGTCCGTGCTGGCAGTGATCCCGGAGGTGACCATTGGCGGTCGCTGACGTTTTGCCCATCGAGCTAGAGGATATCCCGGTAATCCTGCGCGACGTGCGCCAGGCCGATATCGACGAGATTGTCGAAGGTCTCGGCGTATCCCTGGAGCGCGAGCTGCTGTCTGGCATCAACGACAGCCTCAACGCCCGCAAGATCGTGGTCAACGGCCACATCGTCGCCGTGTTTGGGGATGCTGTGCACAGCGTTCTTGGATCGGTCGGCGTGCCCTGGCTGATCAGCACCACCCATGTCGAGCGCCACGCCCGCGCCTTCCTCAAGGTCTGCAAGCCCGAGGTGCAAGGGATGCTCGCCCGGCACCACCACCTCATTAACTACGTCGACGCCCGCAACACCTCGGCTATTCGCTGGCTGAAATGGCTGGGGTTCGACTTCGGCGAGGCCGTCCCGTATGGGCCTAAGCGCCTACCGTTTTATCCCTTCACCCTGAACCGAGAGGAATAACCATGTGCTGGATGGCATTGATACCCGTCGCCATTGGCTTGGCCGGCAGCATGATGCAGGCCCAGGGCCAGAAGCAAAACGCCCAGTTCCAGTCTGGAATGATGGAACAGAACGCCGCGTTCAAGCGACAAACCGCTGACGAAACGATCAACGCCGGCAACACTTCGGCGGATTGGCAGCGCGTGCGCACCGGCCAGGCAGTCGGCACACAGCGCAGCGTGCAGGCCGCCAACGGGATCGACGTGAACAGCGGCAGTTCGGCCCAGCTGCAGGACGACACCGCCATGCTCGGCGAGCTGGACGCGATGACGATCCAGAACAACGCCGCCCGCGAAGCATACGGCTATCGCGTGCAGGCCAAGCAAGACTTGCTCAATGCCAACCAGACCGTGCAGAACGGCAAGACCGCCGCCATGGGCTCAATCCTCGGCGGCATCGGCGGTGCATTCGGTTCGTTCGCGGGGGCTCGCTAATGCCACGGGTACCGACATACGACACGGCGCAGGTCCAGCAGCAGCCAACCCGGCCCATTCAATTGCAGGGCGTTGCGCCTGATACCACCTCGATTGCCCAGGGCTTACAGAGCTTTCAGCGTGGCGCGGAAATCCTGGCCAACAAATCCAGGGAACAGGCTGATACCGCCTCGATCATGGACGCTGACCGCAAGCTGACCGAGTGGCAGCAGAACACCATGTTCAACCCGGAAGGCGGCGTGTACACCCGCAAAGGTGGCGCTGCGCTGGATATCACCAACCAGACGCTGGGCCAGTTCGAAGAGGCCCAGGCCAAGATCGCCGAGACCCTCACCAGCGAGCAGCAGAAAGCGCGCTATGCGCAGATTGTCGCCAGCCGCCGTAACTCACTATCCAACGAACTGAACAAATACGAGTTCGCCCAACGGGAACAGCATTACGACGACACGGCCGAAGGGCAGCGCCGGAGTGCCATCCAGGGCGCCGCCCTGTACGCCAACGACCCGCAACAGCTCGCCTACTACCAAGCCAAGATGAATGTAGTTGAAGGGTCTGAGGCGCAGCGCAAGGGCCTTCCGCCCGAGCTTGCCGAACAGAAACGCCTGGAGGCGAACACCCGGCTTAATGCGGCAGTGATTGAACAACTGGCTGCGCGTGACCCGATGAAGGCAAAGCAGTACTTCATGGATAACGCTGTCAGCATGACCGCCGACGCGCAGCTTAAGGCGGCCTCGATGCTCAAGCCGCTTATTGATCGCCAGGTTGGCGTCAGCGTGGGCAGCCAGGCCGTGCAGGATGTCAGCAGCCAGGACAATCGGGTGTTCGCTTCAATCCTTCAGGCGGAAAGCGGCGGCAAGCAGTTCGACCGCAACGGCCAGCCGATGACGTCCAGCCGTGGCGCTATTGGTACCGCTCAGATCATGCCCAGCACCGGGCCAGAAGCGGCGAAGCTGGCCGGTGTTGAATGGGATGAAAACCGCTTTCGCAATGATCCGGACTACAACCGTCAGCTCGGCCAGGCCTATTTCCAGAAGCTGACCAACGATTTCAAGTCGCCTGCGCTGGCCGTGGCCGCCTACAACGCTGGCCCAGGCATGGTTAACGACTGGATCAACGGCACCAACACCACCGGCAAGAACGCAAGCAAGCTCAAGCTGGGTGACCCGCGCACCGGTGAAATCAGCCAGGCCGAGTTCCTGGACAAGATCCCGTTCAAAGAAACCCGCGAATACACCGAAAAGGTTCTGGGCAAGGCATTGCAGACCCAAGAACCCAGCCTTGGCCAGGTGGCCCAGGCCATTGATGCGCGCGACGATCTGACCGCCGACCAGAAATCAATCGCTCTGAAAGCCGCAAAGCAGCGCATCGACTGGCAAGCCGAGCAGCGCAAGCAACAGGATGCGCAGAACCTGGAGTCCGCATGGAATGTGGTGTTGCAGGGTAATAGCTGGGACACGATCCCGGCCGCCACCTGGGCCGCGCTGCCCGCTGAAGGCCGCAAGCAGATCATGGATTACAAGCCAGGTCGCCCAACAGACCAAGAGGTCTATTACCGGGCTCGCGACGAGATTGTCAGCGGCAACGAGCTGAATCTATTGGGGATGCGCGCAAAGCTTTCCGACTCCGACTTTCAGGAACTGACGAAGCTTCAGCAGGATCGGCGCGAGAAGGGCGCCGAGGCCACGTCATCCATTGGCAGCAACGACAACATATTCAAGGAGGCGTTGCGTGTGGCTGGCATTGATCCAGAAGCCAAGGCAGGCAAGCGCGACGCCAAGTCTGTGGCCGCTGCCCGCCGGTACGTCGACACGCAGATTCGCGTCCTGGAACAGGACCAGGGCAAGAAGGCCACCCCCGACCAGGTGCAGAAGGTCGTAGACCGGGCATTCATCCAGGGTGATGTGCCTGGCTCCGGCTTCATGGGGATGTTCTCGTCCAAGAAGCGAGCCTTCGAACGCGAACCTGGCGACCAGGTGATCGTTCGGGACATCAAGCAAATTCCAGCAGACGAACACCAGCAGATCGTCGAGGCGCTCAAGCGCCATGGCCGCGTGCCCAATGACGCCGACATCTTGAAACTGTTCAATGAGGCCAATCAATGAATCGCTACGACGAAATTCTCACCAGCACCGGTGAGCAGGCCGCCGCCGAGCCCAACAAATACGACGCAGTGATTCAGCGCCAGCGCGACCTTCCGAACCCGCGCAACACCTTGAGCTATGTCGCGGACACCAATCCCGACGAGCAGGCGAACATCCAGCGTCTGGCAGAGCTGACCGGGCTGGCGCCGGAAATGGTCTCGCGCAACCGGCCGGAGATTGAGCGCAAGGCGAAGCTCGACGCCGTGGACTATGACGCGCTGTTGAGTCGGGCGCCGGTTACCAACCAGTTTTTGACCGACCCGAATAACGCGGGCGTGGCCCACGACGATATCGACGGCCTGTCGAACGTTGAGGGGGCTTTCGACAGCTTCGTCAAAGAGTCGGGTCAGCAGCACTCCACCGGCACCTTGGATGCGCTTTCCCGTGGTGTTGGACAGCTTGGGTTGATTGGCGAGGCGGGCGCTAACCTGCTGGACCGGTCGCTTTCCTCGGTTGGCGGATTCTTCGTCAACATGCTGGCCCCGCAAAGCGCGCTTGATCGCAACGGTACGGATGAACCGAACTACACCGGACAGACTGACAACAACGTCGTCAGCGCTGTTGAAGGGTACATGGCCATGCCTCGCGATCAGCGCATCGCCTTCGCTGGCCAGGTGTTTGATCAGGCGCGCTCTGGTGGTGCTGGCTTTGGCAGTGCGGCGGCGGACACCGGTATGTACGCATTGCGCAACCCTGGGCTGATTGGTAGCGCGTTGACTGAGGCATTGCCAAGCCTGGTGGCCGGCGGCGGGCTGGGCGGGCTTGCAGCGCAACCAGCGAAGAACTTTGCTGTCAGCCGGTTGGCCAGCACCTTCGCCCAACGCGCCGCAGAGAAAGCCATTGTGGTGGGCGGCGTGAACTTCGGCGCCGGCGTTGCTGGTGGTGCGGGTGAAAACCTGGCTGAGGGCTTCAAGAAAACCGGCGATATCGACCAGTCCTACGCCTACAGCCTCAAGCGCACGTTGGCCGAAGCCTCTGTAAACGCCCTGGGCGGGATGCTACCCATCCCATTTGCTGGGCGCGGCATTGGCGGGAAGCTTGGCAACGTCGCCGCCGAAGGTGCGGCACAGGCCGCAGGTGGTGCAGGTGGTGCAGCAGCAGGCGCCGCCGCCGTGGGCGAAGAGGCGAGCGGGGGAGAGATGTTCCTGAATGCCGCCCTGGGCCTGGCGACCGCACCGGTTGACGTGGCGATTGCTGGCGCCAGCTCTGGCCGGCGGTACTGGCAGATCGAACAAGACCTGGCCGCAGTCCAGCGCCTGGGTGATATGGCGAAAAGCTCCAAGATGTTCCAGCGCTCGCCACAGCGCGCCGAGGCGTTGATTGCGCGCTTGAAGGAGCAGGCTGGCGGGAACGTCGAAAACATCCTGGTCCCGGCTGAACAGTTCCAGCGTTACTTTCAGGAAAACAACCTTGACCCTGAGCAGTTCGCCACGGCGGCCACCGGCAACGCTGGCGCTCTTGGTGAGGCCATTACCTTGGGTGGCGACATCTCGATCCCACTGGAAAAGTGGGCGTCTGTTATCGCGAAGGATGGTCACCACCGGGGTCTAGAGCAGGATATGCGCGCCACCCCTGACGCAATGACCCTGCGCGAGCTGGCCGAATTCCAGCAGCGTGTGCCGGAAGAGCTGGACCGCCTGCGCGACCGCGTTGAACAGGACACCGTTGCAGCCTCAGACCGCCGGGTATTTGAGGACGTGCGCGGGCAGTTGCTGGGCATTGGCCGAGAAGCACAGACCGCCGACCGCGAGGCCTCGCTGTATCAATCGGCGTTCCGGTCCCTGGGCGAACGTTCCGGCATTGATCCCTACGACCTGTTCAATCAGTACCAGCTTCGCGTTGGCCGGGACATTCCCGAAGTGCTGCGTAGTCCGGCAAGCGCTGATCAGTTGGATTTGATGCTGGACCGGCTGCGAACTGGGGATATCCCGGACGACGCCACAGTCAACGGCCCGTCGCTGATCGACTTTATCCGTGAGCGCGGCGGGATCAACGACGAAGGCGGCGAGCTGTCCGCCCGTGACGCCGACGTGGGGCGCCGTGGTGCTAACCGCATAGCCAGGAAGGGGGGTCGCAGCCTCGACGATATGGCGACCCAGGCCGCCGAGGCCGGCTACTTTGGCAATGTTCCCACCGCCACTCCCGATATGTTGCTGGCATCGCTTGACAAGGAATTGCGCGGCCAGCGCCAGTCAGCGCCCGGTAACGTCAACCAGGAACAGTTCAACACCCGGGCGACCCTGGACGATTTGCAGCGCGCTATTGATCAATCTGGCCTCGACCTGAATGCACTGGATAACGCGGCCGTGCGCAAGGCATTGCTGGGTGATGACGCCGTTCGGTTTGATCAGGCCGAAGACGGTGCCCGTGGGTTCATCCAGTTCGGCGTCGACCGCAAGTTCAATATTAAGCTGACCGACAAGGCCAACCTGTCCACGTTCCTGCATGAAACCGGGCACTTTTACCTGGAAGTGATGGGCGATCTGGCAGCACGCGCCGATGTGCCGGACCAAGTAAAGCAGGATTACCAGACGGTCCTTGATTGGTTCGGCGTGAAGGATCGCTCCGGCGTTAAGGTCGATCAGCACGAACAGTTTGCCCGTGGCTTTGAGGCATATCTGCGCGAAGGCAAGGCGCCCAGCGCTGCATTGCAGTCGGCCTTTTCCCGGTTCAAGGCTTGGCTGACCCAAATCTACCGGGATGCGAGCCGCCTTAACGTTCAGCTCAATGATGACGTGCGCCGTGTGTTCGACCGTCTGCTGGCCACCGATGACGAAATCGCCGTAGCCCAGGCCCCGTACCGCAGCCTGTTCACCGACGCGCAAACGGCCGGCATGTCGCCTGCCGAATTCGACGCGTACCGCGCTACCGCCGACAAGGCTGGCCAGGCCGCCGAAGAGCGCCTTACCGCCGAAGCGCTGCATGAGCTGACCCGCGAGCAGCAGAAGTGGTGGAAGGAAGCACGCGGCGTTATGCAGGAAGCGGTGACCAAGGAAGTCGATGCTCAGCCGGTGTACCGGGTACAAGATCTGTTGCGCAAAGGGCTGCAAACCGATGGCACCGTGGGCGAACCGGTCAAGCTGTCCCGTGGTCCGCTGGTGGAGCGATACGGCAAGCCGGTGGTGTCCCGCCTGCGCGGCATGACTAGTGAAGATGGGATTCACCCCGATATCGTCGCCGAGCAGTTCGGTTACACCTCGGGCGATGAAATGGTTCAGGCCCTGGTGGGGGCCCGTGGCCGCAAAGAACTGATCCAGGCTGAAACCGACGCCAGGATGCGCGCCGAGTATGGCGACATGCTCAACGACGGCTCACTGGCTGACCGCGCCATTGATGCGGTGCACAACGATGACCGCGCCCAGGTCGTGCGGGAAGAGCTGCGCGCTATTGACCGCCTGCGCCGCCAGGTGGAGAAAGTCCAGCGGGCACAGGATGGCAATTCCCGCGCCTTGCGCGAAGACGCCTACAGCGCCATCCCATCCCTGAAAGATATCCGCGCTGTGTCCAAGCAGGTGATCGCTGACAAGGTGGTGCGCGATATCCAGCCACACCTGTACTTGAACGCCGAACGCAAGGCCAATCGTGACGCCTTCAACTTCGCCACCAAAAACCGCTGGCAGGAAGCCGCTGAGGCCAAGCAGCGGGAGTTGTTGAACCACTACCTGTACCGGGAGGCGACTGCCGCTCGCAAGGAAGAGGAAAAGATTTACACCTTCATGCGCCGCTTCGAAAAGCCTTCGACGCGTGAGCGCATCGGCAAGGCCGGCGCCAGCTATCTGGAGCAGATCGAGGGCCTGCTTGATCAGTATGAGTTCCGCAAGGTCGGTGGCCCGCAGGTAGAGCGCCGTCGTAGTCTGGCCCAGTTCGTCAGCGAGCAGGAATCCGCTGGCAACGTCGTGACCGTTCCCCAGCACCTGATCGAACAGAGCGCACGGGTCAACTACCGAGACCTGACCTTTGAAGAGCTGAACGGTGTGCGTGATGCCGTGGTGAACATCGAGCACCTGGCCAAGCTGAAAAACAAACTACTGAACAGCAAGTACAAACGCGATTATGAGCAGGCCCGTAGTGACCTGATCCGCTCCCTCAATGACAACGTGCCTGTTGATGCGCGAAAGGTCGCCACCTCCGAAAGCAGCGAAACCACCGCCGACAAAGCTTTTGGTGCACTGGCCGGGCTCGATGCCTCGCTGACCCGGATGGAAAACGTGATCAACCGCCTGGACGGCAAGAACATCAGCGGCCCCTGGCATGAACTGGTTTGGAACCCACTGGCCGAAGCCCAGGCCAACGAGCGCACGCTATTCAAAAATGGCATTCGGTCCATTGTTGAGCGCTTTGCCGGTATGGATTCCAAGCGTCTGGCCGACCGCTTCTATATAGCCAGCGCTGGAAAGTCTTTCAACCGCCGTGAAATCCTGATGCACGCGCTCAACACTGGTAACGAGTCGAACCGTACCAAGCTGCTCAAGGGCAACAAGCTGAATGACGCGGCACTGGCCGACATGCTGGGGCGCCTGGACAAGCAGGATTGGGACCTGGTGCAGTCGGTGTGGGATTCCTTTGACAATCTCTGGCCTGACATCGCCGCGATGTACAAACGCCTGTCAGGCGTGGCGCCGCCGCGCATTGAGCCAAAGCCAGTCAGCACGGCGTTCGGTGAATACCGTGGCGGCTACTTCCCGATTATGTACGACCGCAAGCGGGCAGGGGCCCCGCCGGCTGCCGTGGGCGGTGAGCTGTTCAACGAGGGTTTCGAGGGTGCACTACCGTCCAACGGGTTCACCAACCAGCGGAACGACAACGCCAGCGGCCCGCTGCTGCTGGACTTGAGCGCAATTCCCCAGCGCCTGGCCCAGCACGTCCACGACCTGACGCATCGCGAGGCATTGCAGGACGCTCACCGCCTGACCAAAGACCCGCAGATAAGGGCTGTGCTGATCGACAAGCTGGGCCCGCGTGGCGCTGATTCGTTCCTGCCATGGTTGAAGGCAATAGCCAATGACCGCAACCCGCCAGAAACCGGCAACTTCAACCGGTTCCTCGACGCGGCCAGAACGAATACGTCCATCGTGGGTCTGGGCCTTTCCAGTACGACACTGCTGGCCCAGGTAGGCGGCTTGATTCCGGGGCTGCTGTACGTAAAACCCCAGCTCCTTGCAAAAAGCCTGCTCGATGGCATCCGGTCACCTGTCGAAACGTACCGGATGATCACCGACGCCTCCCCGGCAATGCGGCTGCGCTGGGATACCGAGGATGGCCGCCTTGCTTCCAGCATGGCCGACCTCATCGGCAAGAACGCCTTTTTCCGCAAGCGTGACGACCTGGTGCGGTTCTCGTTCAACCTGCTGGGATACCTGGACCGTGGGATTTCCGGCGCGATCTGGATGGCCAGCTACCGCGAAGGGCTGGCGGCCGGCAAGGATGCAGCGGCAGCGGCGCTCGATGGCGACAAGGCTGTACGCCTTTCGCAGGGCGGTACAGGGGCCATGGATATTGCGGCCATCCAGCGCAAGGATCAGGGCGCCGCCATGCGCCTGCTGACGATGTTCTACACGCCGTTCAGCGCCTACTACAACCAGAACAGAGACCTTGCCTTTGAGGCCAAGCAGGGTTCGCGCACGGTGGCCAGCGCCGCAGCTGCCATGCTGGCCGTGGCGTTCTTCCAGGGCGTGGTGGGCGATCTGCTCACCGGCAAGGGGCCCGACGAAGATGAGAACACTGCCGCCTGGATGGCAAAAAGTACGCTCGGGTTTGGCGTGTCCGGCTTCCCCGTTATCCGCGACACCCTCGGGGCCGCCCTCAGTGGTCACGCGGGCTCACTGTCTCCAGCCTGGCAAGCGATCAATGCCGGCCGGCAAGCAGGTGCAGCAGTTGCTGGGCTGGCTACGGGTGAAAAGGAAGCTGGTGCAGCGGCCAAGTCGGTCGTCACCGCCGGCGGCTACCTGCTTGGCGTGCCTACCAAACCATTAACCCGCCAGGGCTCATACCTCTACAACGTCGCAGTGGGCGAGGAAACCCCCGAAGACGCGGCCGAGTTCATCAAGGCCCTGTTACACGGCGCCCCGAAAAAATAACAGCGAAGCACCCCACCGAATCCCGCCATTGAGCGGGATTTTTTTTGCCCCCAGGAAAGGAGTCACAACCGTGACCGTAAGCACAATAGACAGCGTTGCAGAGTTCGACACCAACGGGGTAACCACCAACTACCCGTTCTATTTCAAATTCCTGGCCAGTGAGGATTTGGTAGTTACCTATATAAGCCCCGAAGGCGCCAGCACCGTGCTTACACTGGGCACGCATTACACGGTGAATGGCGCAGGCAATGATCAGGGCGGGAGCATCGTCACCACGTCAGCTCTTGCAGGGCCTGGCCAACTCATAGTGTCTCGGGAGATGGAAGCGTTCCAGCAAACCAGCCTGCGCAACCAGGGGAAGTTCCTGGCGGAAACCCATGAAGACGTGTTCGACAAACTGACGATGCTGATTCAGCAGGGCTACGCCATCTTCACCCGGGCGCTGACCAGGCCGTTCGGGCGGGATTACTTCTTTGCGGAAAATCGTCGCATTGCCAGTGTGAAAGATCCCGTCGAGGATCAGGACGCAGCAACGAAAGCATGGTCTCAGCGTTATGTGGGCGAGGTTATCGGGAGTGTCCAAGGGCCAATCAATAACGCCGCGAATGTGTTGTATGTTTATCCTGATGGTGTGCCACGGACTGTCCAGTCACTGGCGACAAAGAACAACCCACTGCTTGGCGCGGCGGGCATTGGCTACAAGAACGGAACGGTATGGAGCGATCTAGACAAGCTCGACACGTTCTCGTCGCAGGTCATTGGCTCGTCGCCAACCCTGGTGGTTCCTCCGCTGTCGTACTCGGGCAATAAGTCGTCGACCGTGCTGGGGGAGCCGGGATCGTTGCTACCGGCTCAAACCTGGAAAGCCCCCGTCCATATTGATCTAACGCACCTGGAAGATCCCGTACCACCTGCGACCGGTCCTGTTTTTGTGTTCGGTGGGACTGGATTCACTAGCGGCCAGTTTTGGTCTCAGGATAGTTACGAGCTCAAGGGCGGCACGTTTGAAGGAGGCTCAGGTGAGATTGTTTCGTTTGAGCCGTACACCGGCCTGACGGCAAAGGTGGAAGGGATCCGGGTGCTGAACGCGGGCAGTCCGACCTCTTGGGCCGTGAACTTCAAACAGCAGAATTGGTGGCCGATAGTCAGCGGTAACACGTTCGCTGATTACACCGATAAGCAGGGAAGCTTCTGCAAAATCATTGATGATGGCGGGGATCCGGACCTGCGCTACTCTGCAAATAGCCGAATTATCTTCAAGGACAACCGCTGCAAATGGCTGGGGCTTAATGTAGGTGGCGTTGGTTTTTACGGTTCTGCTGCTGGCAACAAGCTTCGAGACAATGCGATGGAGGGTGCTAAAGTTGGAGCGATTCTGGGATACCCTTCATCCTTCACCACTGTTGATGGGCTGTATTGCGAGCAAGCGTTTGGTGATCAAGCAGTTATACAGTTGGGCGATAATGTCGCTGCACCGTCTAATACAATGAGTCTTATAAAAGTATCAGATGTTTACTGTAATATGCATTCCAAAGGGTCTAATAGAATTGTAAAGGTTGGTAATTCGCAAGTTTTGGTAAATTCGCTAGTCCTAGACAGGCTGTTTGTGACTAATATTCCCACTCCGGTCGCGCCGATAGTTTTGCTTAATGATCTGCCTGGGCAAAAAATATTAGCCGGTCAGATAGATGCCACTGATATGCCTCTGATCCCGTTGCTGTCGAACAACTACGTGGCCGTAACTAGTCTTCATGGCTGTGAGGTAAGTGTTTTAAATTCTGATTTTGCTTTCGTAGATAACAACTCTACTTCGATTTCGGCTAACACATCGACCGCCGTTGCCAGAAATTGGTGGGCAAAGTCTTCCTCGTCGGCGTCCTTTACACGATCGGTCAACAGCGCAGCAGGAAGGCGAACGCTCCGGCAGTCTAGGAGCAGCGGAATCTTTTCGTTCGCGGCTGCGTCCAATCTGGTGGTTCTACAGATTCCGCGCGCCAACCTATATGATGGCGAAAACATGACCTTTCAGGTTCTACTTAATTCGTCTGTAGCGCTTACGCATAATCTGGCTTTGCGCATTTACAATACTGATGGCAGTAGATCAACTGTAGCATCGAGGACATTGACTTCTGACGCCTCATGGTCCGAGCATACAGTCTCTTTTTATATTGGCCCGAGCAACATGGATGATAGTTCGTTGTTGGTGATGGAGTTAAGCCACACTGCCGCGAGTGCGGTTGAACTAAGAGTAACGGGAGCAGGACTCAATAGAGGCTCGTTCGGTCTTTGTGGGCGCCGCGACCTCGATTCCTACGCGCGTATCGTAAGCAGGATGGCCGAATTTACGGGAATTGTTCCATAGCTTTTGGTGAGTAATTGACATGGATGTCTGCGTTCTCAGCCCGGGCGGACTCTTTTGGGGGTGTCGATGGCTTTTCGAACGGTCGTTCGTAGCAGGAACTTTCAAGGCAGGAGCCCGTAGGGAGATTTGGGGGGGGCGTGAATCTCCGTTCAGTTAGGCATCGATTGCGAGCCGCCCCTTTTTCCTTACTGATCTGTGGCAGGCGGCTGGTTGCGCGCGGCATTCTTGTTGGCAATCCATTGTTCAACCTCAACAGGATCGAAGCGGCACCGTGCGCCCCGTGCGTCACTGCTCTTGATCGGCCAGGGAAAGTCTTGTCGCGCACCCGAAGCTTGTTGAGTCCGGACACGCTTTTCATGCCGAGCATCTTAATAACTTCTGCATTTCCCACCAGGGCGGTACGTTGTTGTTCCATTGGTATGCCTCGCTGGGCTGCTGTCGATTAGGGTGATTGGACAGGGCGGCTAGGAAGCATCCCTGATGGCCGGCGGTGGGAGCCGGCTGTCTGCTTTTGATTTTATCCAGACTTCCAACTCGGTTTTCACGAAGTAGACATGAGCCTGTAGGTGCGGACCGTCCTTGATCGGAGTGGGGAAGGTAGGATACTTATGACGGAGCCGGTGCAGGGTCCTGCGTCTGATGCCCAGCATGTGCATGGCATCTTTGGCACTAATCAGAATTCGCTCTATAGCTGGGGACGATTTGTTCATGAATTGTCTTTTATTTTCCACCATGAACCTTGGAAACCGTATTAGATACGATTCATGTCAGAGGTGGAGGGCTTAGAAAGCCTCGTCCTTTCTGACTGGTTGCCACTTTTAGAATTCTGCGGGCTGCGCGTTTCGGAGTGATCGTGCTTTCTACCCATACCTCATACCCGCGTACGTCGATCAGCACCCGGCCATCCGGCGCATGTCGCCAGACAGCGTGCTTCGGCCATATGCCGTCGCGGATTTTGGTTCTAATTGCTGCTTCCGTGTATCCGCTCTCAGCCGAAAATTGCCTTACCGTCTTGTAATTGACCACATCAGTACTCCTAATTAAAGGCCGATACTTTTTAAGGTTGGAGGCACCTGCCGCTTCCTTCCAGTTTTTGTGGGCTTGGCCTGGATACTACCGTCTCTGCAGTCCGCCAAAAACTGCATTACATCGCCTCGCAACCAACAGTGCCTTATACCCATTTTGAAACCATTGGGCAGCCACGGTACGCCCCGGCGAATGCCCTCCCTTATTGACGCTTCAGTTCTGCCGAGGATTCGCGCCAGACCTGCAACGTAAATTACCTCGGATTCATCACTCATACAGTCCTCCCGCATCCTTCAGGCTTGAGTGTTACGCCGCAGTCGCGCCAAGCCCTGCTTAATGTGTCCTGCGTTCTCGCCGATCGTCTCCAGGGCGCCACGGACGTTGCTGCCAGACTCTGCATTACCCTGGCCCTCGACGAGCAAGGTCAGCTCCATCAGCGCAGCCTCTAGGGCGAGTTGGTTCTCGTAGATGCGTTCGAGCATATCTGGAAGGGAGTAGGGGGAGGGCATTGCGTCGTCTCCAGTTGAGGGTCTAGAGAGCGTAGACCACGGAATTCAAGGCAAAGAAAAGCCCGCGATGGGGGATAGCGGGCTTAAGGGTGTTCACAAGGAGCTATGGCCACAATAGGCGCTCCACTGTGAAAAAGTCGTGAAACCCAGATACGAGAAGCCCGGCGCTGGGCCGGGCTTTAGAGAGGGGCAGTCTTCAGTGGGAAGAGAAAAGCGCTTCCTCGCCGACGATTACAGAACTCTTTGACCGTATAGATGCTGAGCTAGGAAGCTTCACAGCGTCAAAAGCATTTTTTACAAGATCCCTCACCACTTTGCTTGCGCGCGTAGTTTCAAGTCCCTTATTGGCCGGGTTCATCGTCATTTTTGCCTGAATCGTCATTTGCTGTCTCCGATTGAGCTGGATTTTTAGCTCTTTCCTTGGCGGGTTTGCCTTTCCTTTTCGACGCGGGAGTTACTTCAGCGTTCGGTTCATCATCCTGATTACCTTGGTTCGACGCACTTTCCGGGGTAAAGGGCACACCTAGGGCGTGCCGTACGTCGATTATCATCGCTGAATTGTTGGCCCCACCCGCCCATGTGTCAACAAAAGGCTGAAGGGTTTTTGCTACAAGCTTCAAATTTTCAGACGGCTCACTCACATCGTTGAACAGACTTTCCCGAGCCTCGTCAAAATCGATGACAAATCCGTGCGACGGGTATCCCGTGGTCAAAAGGTTAATTGCATCTGGCTTGAGATTGTTTCCGCGGCAGCTTTTAGCCAACCTTTGCCCATACTCAACGGCAATGCGCATTGACCTTGTAAACTCGCCATACTTCATTATGTCAAGCTGGGCCGTGATGGGACTCATCAGTTGCCCAGTCAAATTTGTAGCCACCTCAAGAGCCTGCTTCGTGCTCAAGCCCCCACCAAATCGAACATTCAGAAATTGCTGTTTAAGCAGCTCCAAGGATTGGGCGCTGATAGATTTCAACGCTTCGATCGGGTTCAGGCCAGAAAGACGTTCGCCAAATTCTTCGCGATTCAGAATCTGGATATCAAGCGGCCCTAGCTGCCCAAGGTCGTCCATAATCAGCTCGTTTGCGCCTAAACAGATCAGAGTTCCCGAGCTCTTGCACCAGCCGTTTATGAATACTGAAACCTTCTGATATCGTTTTTGAAGCAGTCTGGAAATTTGATATGCCGTGTCAGGGTCACCACCTGGTGACGTGAGCCATAGGATTACGTGCTCTGCTCTTTGAGATTGCTTTTCAAAGATGCTGATGTAATGGGACTCTTGCCCAAAGCTGATACCGCCAGCATGAATTAGCACATCGCAATCTAGCTCGGCCAAAGCTTGTCTGGCTGGTGCGAAATTATCCTCGGGCGGCTTGGGTGCATCTCCGCTATCTCGCTTCTCCTCAGCACCAAGCGAGAGAGTGGTGATGGTATGGCGATATTGGATCTTTGAATTCACAGATTCTTCCTTGATGCCCGGTTTGGCTGAGACCTAGGTATTGATGAGTAACAGGTATTGCGCGGCAATATGCCATTACATTGACTCGCCTGGTAGCTGGGGATAAGTACAGTAGATGGGCGCTTACAGGCGTTCGCTATGTGGCATCCCGCACAATCCTTCCCGCCTTCACCTCATCCGCGTAGACCGTTAGCCCGTCCTCGACATCCGGAAACCCCGAGATGATCCTCAACAACTCCCTGGCATCACTCTCAACCCTGCCTCAGACAATCGTATTGCCATCTTCATCAGATCCACGCCTGACCACTTGAGCAGGGCCGCAGCCTCCTTCAGGTCGCGACGTAGCTGTTGGTTGGGCTTGGTTGGCAGGATTTTGCCTATCCTAGCAAGCTGCGTCATTTGAGAATGTATAGCGTATTTCGCTGAGATTCTATTCGGTTTTCACTGGAAAGTAAGAGCTTTGGAGATGCGCTCTTTTTTCTGCGAGCGCCTGAAGCTGATGGTTTTTTCGGCACGCCGAGCTCTTTCGGAGAACCCCATTGACTCTCTAACCATGCGTCATACCTCCAGATGCTGTACATGATCCGTCCATCGATCTTCGACCAGACATTCTCAGGGATAGCGTTGCGCTCTCGTTTCCGTTGCAGGGCTTTCGGAGTAGTGCCCAGCAGTTCGGCCATTCGCTTTTCTGTGACCTTATCGTGCCCGGAACCATCTCTCACCGTTTCCACTGTCATCATGATGATGCTCCTAGCCAAACTGAACGTACGGCTATCAGTCTTCTCTGAAAGCTTGTACCCCGCGCGGCCGAAGCGTGTGCGCCGCCATACGCTGCCGTCAGCATGGCTCGTGCAAACCTTCGAGTCGAACTTGATCGAGCGCATGGGCGAAGACTCATCGTAATGAGAGACTGGACTCATGCGCAAACGTAGTGGCTGTATTTGTCGGCAGGGCGCTGGGGAGAGGTCAGCAAGCTGGCTTGACTGTCAAATGCCCGAACATTGCCATGTAGTCATTAGGGCCATCAAGGTCGGAAGCATTAAAATCACGTGACCAGTGAGCAAGCCAGTTTTCAAGGTCTTCAGCGCTGTACTCGTGAATTGCGACGCCAACCATAATGTCGACGAATTCGTCGCTGGGTGCGGTCAGCTCGTAACCATTCAGCAGAAGAAAAATATACCCAGCAGCTGCTGCAGTTCGCTTGTTGGCGTTTGCAAAGCAGTGGTTTTTGATGAGGCTTTCCATAAGAACCGCGGCAAGACAGAACATGTCGTTTGTCTGTGTGTAGTACCTATGAGTCGCAGGTCTTGCCTGGGAGGAGTGAAGAAGCTCTTCACTGAGGACACCCAACGGCTCCGTTGGGGTTTGCGCTAAAATTAGGCGTTTGTTAATCCAAATGAGAGCGTCTGGAGTGAGATAGCGAATCCCCTCCAGATGCTCGCTTAGCGAAGACGGATCCATTGTCGACACAAATTAGACCTTTGCTAGAGCCTCGAACGCCTTTTCATAACGCTGGAAAGCTGTGCAGAAGGCTTTTTCGATTTGAGCCTGGTATACGCCTTCAGCCGAACGTGGTTCCGCCACGCGCGATTTGTCGCGCTGCGGGATGTAGATGCGGTCGGTTTTTTTCAGTGCGTGTCCCACGGTTTTCTCCTCGTCCCGGCAGTGCCGGGGAATGCCATAACTGGTCCAGAAATGGTCTTCATGCTCCGTAAAACGTAATTTACGGTCCACTTAAAGTGGATGGCGATTCTTCATATGTCAACGCATGAAGTCAATGAAAAATAACTATCGAAAAGCCCGTTCGTCATTTGGTTGCCTTTCACACAGCGTGTATCGGCCGAAATTTCGGTATCTGAATGCTCCGTTGAGACCACTCATAAAATCAGACAGCAATCTCGCTAAGCAGTTCGTAAAATTGACCGGCTGATCAGGATGCGTCCGATAATCTCAGCAAAACCCTGTCTAAAACTACCTTGACCTATCTCTGTTTCATTGGCCCAAACACACGCTAACTACCTGACCAGTTTTAGACAGTAAAACGCTGCAAGCCACGCAGAGCGCGGCATGGGCTTTGCTTAAGCCCATACTGCTGCATCATCGGGGTGT